TTCAATGCCAGAGCGTCCCAGAAAGCCCTAGAATACTTCACACGAAAAGCATCGTTGCGCTCCAAGTGGGTGCAAGCCATGCAGTGGGTGCCCGTCACTGGCAAAGCGTTTTGGGCTGTCCGCTGGAATGACGATGCTATCTCACATGCGCCAACCAAGTTGGACTCCAAGCTCGCCCCACTAACGGGCGAAGTCGAAGTCGAATATTGTTCGGCCTTCGAAATACTGCCAGCGGACCCGGGAATTGAACTGATGGCAAATCAGCCAGAGATTCTACGGGTCCGTTTGCTTCCCTGCCGAGACATCGAGAAACGCTACAATCTCGAACCCAACTCCATTGCACCCGAATCTGGTGACATTGACCTCTTCTTCTACCAGCGTCAAATTGCAGACCTTGGCACCCGTCAGCAGGGCATGGCATCCAGGTCAGCCGTTAACTTTGACCAGACCCTGCCGACACATGCCCTCTTCATTGAGCGATTCATTGGGCCCACCGAAGAATATACCCAGGGCCGCTACATTGTCGTGGCCGGAAACAAACTCCTCCACCAACAAGATTCGCTTCCGGGCAACTTCACCTATCTGACCCGTAACCCCTATCCCTTCGTCGAACTCTGTGATGATGCGGCTCCGGGTCAATTCTGGCCAGATGCTTTCATCGAGCGCCTGATTGGGCTCCAGTCCGAATACAACGAGTACCGGTCCAAGATGGGCGAGAACTTGGCCATGCACTTCTTCCCCAAGCTCGTGGTGGCCAAGCAGCTAAACCTCTCAGATGACGCCTATACCAGTGAGGCTGGCGAACGACTCAATGTCAACTGGATTCCTGGCATTCCAATGCCAAACTTCCTCCAGCCCTCGTCAGTCATTGGGGACGCCTGGAATGTCCTGAACACGATCCGCAAGGAGATGGACGACATCACGCTCATCTACCCGGCTGCCATGGGTGGAGTCGGTGGTGCATCCTCGGGCTTCCAGACCTCCCTGCTCCAGGAAGCCGCCGATCAAGTCCATGGCCCCACCATCCAGCGGAACGCTATTGCCCTGGAGGAAGCCTACGTCAAGATCCGGCACCTGATGAAGCAGTTCTATGACGTGCCCCGAATGATTAGCATTGCGGGCCGCTCGAACATCCCGGAAATCTACGAGTTCTTCCAGGACACGATTGACGAGAATGCTGACATCCGTATCGAGCCCGATACGATGATGCCGCAACTCAGGACGGCCCGTATCGACCAGATCCGACAGATGTTCACCGAGGGCCTCTTTGGTCCGCCGCCTGACCCGAAGACCCAGCGGCGAGTCCAGGACATGCTCCGCATGAACTTCTCGGACTTTGAGATTGAACGGGACCAGCGGGACCAAGAGCAAGCCCAACTCGAAAATATTGCCATGCTGGAACATGGTAAGCTAGCCAAGCCCCAGCCCTGGGAAAATCATCAACTCCACTGGGAAGCGCACGTAGACCTGTTCAAGTCCCCGGAAACCCGCACCTGGAAATATGAACATTGGGCCGTGAATGTCTTCCATGCACTGGTCCACTTGTGCTATATTAATCCAGACGATGCCAAACTCATGAGCCGTGAATACGGCCTTGAGCAGGCCATCAACGAAATCCTGGCAACGATTCTGCCGCCTCCGGCACCCCTGGCCACTCCTCCCCCGGAACTGGACCAGCCCCAAATGTCAACCGAACCGGCAAAGCCGACGATGCTCATTAACAATGAGATTCGGATGCCGGTTGAATATACCGTCAAGCGTAATCCCGAAACGGGCCTCATTGAAGGCATCGTTCCTAAAGGAGAACAGAAGTAATGGCCCTGAATCCCAAGCGTTCTAACACGGCAGTGAGTGCAGCCGCCGATGCCGTCTGCCCCCTCTTGAACAGTGGCAAACTCCGTATCTATTCTGGCACCCAGCCCGCGACAGCCGATACGGCCATCACCACTCAGACCCTGCTGGCCGAACTCACATTCAATACGACGGCTTTTGGAGCCGCCAGTAATGGCGTGGCCACGGCCAATGCCATTACCGCCGATTCTAGCGCCGACAATACTGGCACGGCCACATGGTTCCGGGCCCTCAAGTCGGATGGCACCACGGCAGTCCTGGACGGTTCTGTGGGCACATCCAGTGCGGACCTTATCCTCAATAGCGTGAGCATCAGTGCCGGAGCCCAGGTCAGCGTGACCAGCTTCACCTACACCGAGAACAAGGGCTAATGACCTCGACAATTGTTTCAGCCATTACCCAGGTTGACGGGCGTATTTCCGTGCAGGAGCAGCATGTCCATACCACGGGGGAAACAATTGACATCTTTTACCTGGCCGATGCCGATGCAGACATTCAGGCCATCCTAGCTGAACACGCGGCTCAACTTGAGGATACATGGCAGTCTGGTATGTAAGCTCAGCCAAATATGCGACCGTGACGGCCCGGGCCAACAGCACGGCCTACGTGATCGGTGACATCCGTCGCCAAGGTCCGGGCACCCCCACCGTCGGCCAAGAACGTGTCTTCCGTTGCACGACGGCAGGCACGTCTGGTGCCACTGAACCCACCGTCGCCAACTATGTGGGGTCCAACACCACACGAGGCGGCACGGTCACGGATGGCACCGTCACCTGGACTGAAATCACAGGCAACTCAACCTATGGGTGGACGGCTCCACACGGCACCCTGACAGGCGGACTGAACCAAACCAATACGGCTGGTGACACCTACTACGTCGATAGTGGCCACGCCGAATCCTCTACCACACAGCCCAAATCTATTGCCACACTGGGCAGTAATACAGCCCCGCTGCACATTTACTGTGTGAACTCGTCAGCAGCCCCGCCGACAGCTCTGGCCACGGGGGCCACAGTGACGTACACGGGTGGCACGATGACCGGCGTCACCACGGCGGGCTACCTGGACGTCTACGGCATCACTTTTGTGGCCACTGGATTCCAGTTTTACAACACGGCTTATGGCCGTCAAATCTACAATACCTGCAACTTTACCTTCACGGGAGCAGGTTCAGGCACACTGTCTCCAGGCACCACCAACGCTGTGCAAGGCAACGAATTACAGTTGCAGAATTGCACGCTCAAGTTTTCCGCCACAGGCCAGAGTGTGGTGGCGGTAGATGCTGCAAGTCCAGCCGGACCATTCATCTGGAAGGGTGGCAGCATTGATAGTGCTGGCTCGGCTCCAACGACATTGTTCACAGGAGCCACTGTCGCTGGTTGCTGCACAACCACTCTCATCGGAGTAGACCTGTCAGCCCTTGGCAGCGGCAAGAATCTTGTCAGCCTTGCCCAGGCTGGATGCACCTTCCGTCTCATTGACTGCAAACTTGGCTCCTCCGTGTCCGTCACCACAGGTAGTGCAATCAGTGGGCAGGCCGACGTCCAGGTGGTGAACAGCGATAGTAGTGCCACCAACTACCGCTACTACAAAAGTATTGACCAGGGCACCGAGCAGCAGGAAACAACAATTGTTAGGTCTGGTGGAGCCAGTGATGGCACCACCACAGTGAGCCGCAAAGTCGTCACTAACACACTGTCTGATGACTTCCTCTACAGCCCCTACCTCTCGCTGCCCATCGAAGTGTGGAACACGACCACCAGCGGCAATGTCACCCTCACCGTGGCCACCGTGACCGATAACGTGACGTTGACCAATGCCGAAGCGTGGCTTGAAGCAGAATTCCAAGGGGCAACCACATCACCCCTTGGTAGCTGGTCCACATCCCGTGTCTCCGATCCGGTCTTTGGGTCAGCTTCCAATCTGACAACAGACAGCACGTCAACATGGACCACGACGGGCCTGACAACGCCCGTCAAGCAAAAACTGAGCATCACTATTGCCCCGCGAGCCGTTGGCCTTATTCGCCTCTATGTGGCGGTAGCCAAACCAAGCACCACAGTCTATTACGATCCACTTGCCCAGGTGAGTTAACGTGGCAACTCAATACCAGCGCGAAACTGGTTTTGCCAATGACAACCAGACAGTCCAATATCAGACCAATGGTGTCTTTGTCAATGCTCCAGGTCCAGCAGCAATATCTGGCACCGTAGCCCTCACCACATCAGCTGCGAGCCTCTCGGCTACTGGCTCCGAAACATTCAGTGGAACCGTAGCATTCTCGACGACTGCGGCGAGCCTTTCAGCCACTGGATCTGAAGTCTTTACTGGAACCGCAACTTTCACCAGTACAGCAGCAGCAATCGCCGCGACTGGTTCCGAAGTCTTTACGGGAACTGTCGCCTTTACGGGGGCTGCGGCAAGCCTTGACATTTCCGGTAAACTGGAGTATAATGGGTCTGTTGCACTGGAAACAGCTGCAGCAAGCCTCTCTGGAACTGGCTCAACCGGGACTTCTGGAATTACGGGGGTTGTCGCCTTTACGACAGCCGCCGCCTCGTTCAGGGCCAAAGGCAGAAGGCAACGTCCAGGTGGACATGACGTCATTGACTTGGCCCGGTATGACCGGTTCGTCAGTCAAGCGGCAAAAATCCTGGAAGAACTGGGGCAGACGCAACCTGAACCGCTGCCTCCCGTGGAACTGGCCATCGAGCCAATCCCACCGGCCCAGTTCCCGTCCTTTGAATTCAAGCCACAGGTTCCTGACCTACCCACCCTGGCCCCACTGGCCGTCCCGGATATTCCGGCCATCAAGGGTAAACAATGGGTTCGAGGCGTTGGGTCCGTCAATAGTGACCCCATCGCCATCGAGGGTCAGGCAACCTTAACTATTAAAGGCCAAGCAGTTACGTGGTGTCCAGCGACTATCGTCGCGGCCACTGGCTCGGTTGACAACTATTACACCATCCGTCAGCAGGACGACAAACTTGTCGAAGAGTTCATTCTTCGGCACCTGCTGTCAGCGGCCTAGTTGACTGTCGAAGAACGACAGCCGCATATTCCACATTCTTCGGCTCCACCTCCCCGGAGTGACGATCCAGAGGCTGGGTTTCCCTAGCACGCCCCTTGGGCACTAGTTGACGTCTCTTG